TTCTTGCTAGACGACTTAATGACTGGATTCCATCCTTGTTTCTCAGCAAATGCCTTCATATTAGGCGTGTCTTCCAACTCAATAGTTGTACCGCTATTGCGCATGTATTTAATTTTCATATAACCTCCTTAAAGAATGGGGGCCGAAGCCCCCAAATAGTTTTCTAAGTTATTGAATTATATGACTAAGTAGAACCGAAGCCTTGACCTGCCATGAATGGATTAAAGACTGCGTAGGCAGGTAGGAAATCGAATCGAACTATCTGCTTGTTCTCTAAAATATTAGAACCCATCGAGACTCTAATACTCAACCCATCCTCAGTAGTGCCTCTCATGTCTTGAGCATGAAGTTTCGGCAACTTAACCGAACCAATTCCAAAGGCTTGTTTGCTCCAGAATAGATTAGGCTGTTGAAGTACGCTTGCAGCACCGCCAAAGGTGATGACATCGCCCGATAAAGGAGCCTGAGAGACCGTGTTGTACTGCCCCCCTGACTCGAATATTGCTGGCCCTGTGACTGTGATAAGCCCGGCGCCAGCTACTAGTGCAACATCAGTAGTGACAGTTCCAGTCCATAGAATCGCTGCGCCAGTGGCATCAACAACCTCCTTCCTGGTTGACAGATTTAATCGGTTTATAGCACCTGCGGCTGCCGTGATAGTAACAGTCTCACCAGCAAAAATCGTTGGTGTGCCTACGCCAATTGAGTCGATATCCAGTACTTGCGTCATGGTGTCCTTAGCAGTGACGTAAGTAACATCAGGGTTTGACGCTAGTGCGCCGACTCTATCTGCTTCTGTATCAGGCGTGAAGGTTGACAAGGCCGTACCCGTCATTACCGTCATGCCTGCAAAGTTTCTGCTTACAATTGCATCCTCATGCGCAGTCTTAACAAGTGTACCGGCGACTCCACCAGCACCAAGGCTACGTTGTACATCTGCCAGAGTGCTTTGGGTGAATGGGTTCATGGTATAGAACCAGGGGTTGTCCATTGCGACGCCAGTTGACGACAACAGTGCGCCAGCATCGGCTACATGCTTCCATAAAGTAACTGGTGTACCTACGGTGCCTTGCAGGAGACCTGAATTGATCATCATGAAGTTAGCGAAATCAATTTCCAAGTCGGTAGCGATTCGAGTTGCCATCGGTGCAAGCAATTCTTCTAGTTGGTTCATTTTCAGCGCTTCGTCTACATTTGCATAATCTACATGCACAGTGAAGAAGTTCTGGACGATACCGTCCGCCCGGCCTGTGATGATATCAGACTTACCTAGCGGGCCTGAAACATCGCCGCCGACTGTTCTAACGGATTTGTAATCGGTGGGCCGTTTGAAGCTTACAACGGTACCGGAGGAAGGGTTGAAACGCCCTTGAAGGAGTTGAGTGTCTACGTTTTTAGAGAGAACCCGAGCAGTGTCGAATTTCTCCAGGAAGATCTCTATTAATTTTCGTGCAAAATTACTGTCAAATTGATTAACCATAAGATTAAATCCTCTTAAACATGAATAAAATCGGGAGTTATCCCGTTAATATCCGTTGCTTAAGCGAATGTTCCCTATGACTACAATCCTTTTCAGCTTTACTTCTGCTACCCGGCTAATGCCGTATTTACTGCGGTACTACCCTGGAGAATGCCAGTTCATAAAAAGCGGGAAGGTCAGAATGATGTGGCAGCCTTCCCTAACTGGAGAATACAATATTAAGTATAATACTTTATTGCGGTGTGTCAAATATAGTTAGTTAGTGCTTGCGATCTAATCATAGGTCGCATTTTTTGGCCCTTTACCACCTTCAGGTACGCCTGGATGGCTTGTTATTGTATCCGTTGGATCTGGTGCGGGATCTGCTGGTTTATGACTGTCAATAGCCTTTTGTTTGATAGTCGATGCAATCTCTGCCGCAGCCATCATCGGAGGCATCCTGTTTAATGCGTCAAACTCTAGCGGGTTATCAGCTAAATATTTAACTACTACAGGGCCATGCTTTTCTTCTAGCAAGAATATCCCTAACTCTTGATTGCAGCCTGCATTGATTAGCTTTTGTTCGTCAGCAATTATCCGTGCGGATGTCAGTCCTAGATCAGTCCCTCGCTTGTCATAGTCGGATCTAGCTGTCTGTAGTGCGTTAAGCGCGGCCTGTTGGGTCTGCTGCTGGATGAGGGCAGCGTTGTTATCTGCTATTGCCTGTGCGTTATCGAATTGCGCAACCTCGACTAACGCCTTCTCCCTTAGTACCTGTTTAGCCGCGAAGTCCTCATCATATTGATCTGGCATATCAGGGATAGCAGGCCGGACGTTCTGAGGTATCTTGGCCTGTAGGTCTTTGTTTTCCTGTGTTAGCTTCCTGATTTCATCCTGTTCCTTAAGGCCGTCCATGTGGCGATTGCTGAACATCTTGTTAACATCAGTTTTGGAGAATACCTTTTCTTCGATTACTTCTGGTGGCTTTTCAGTAAGATCCAACGTTTCTGTAGGTTCTATTGTTTCATGTGAAACATCTTCCCCGCCGTCAATCTGGCTATCTTTAATAAGTTCCTGCTGTTCTGCTTCTGGCATGTGGTTCCCCTCTCTTAAAGGTTTGTGTTGCCCGTGAGTGCGTCACGTACGCTTAATTCTGTGGGTTCTTCCGTAGAACTTTAATGCAGTCGTCTTGTAGTTGTTTGGCAACCAATTCCCCTGCCTTTGACAAGGCTTCTAGGAACTTATTGGTGCGTTCAATGTCTTTGAGTCCTTCGTTGACCTGCTCGTATGTAGCATGTAATTCAATGTATTGTCTCATTGCTGTGTTTGTTCCTTTGATACTAGATCGCTTTGTGTTTTCACGTTGTCGAGCAGCCCTGGGCCTTGAATAATGCCAGCCGCTGCTGTTTGTAATTCTACCAGATTCTTAACTTGTGCGGTTAATTGCTGCAATTCAAGTTTCTCATCTTCCCTGTCTTGTTCCATTAGCTCAATAACTTGGTTGAATCGAGTGTCGTCTATATCTGATTGAGTCTTGACTATCTTGATATCTCGTTCTTCCCTCTCGCCTTGTAGGTCGGCGCCCTTGGATTGACGTTTTAACTCTAATTCCTGGGATCTGTTCTGCTCATTCATAACGCCTTGTTGAGCTTCTAATAGTCCTGTCTGGGCGATTGTTTGTTCTAAACTTGTCTGTCCTTCTGATTGTTGTTGATGCTGTTGAATAATCTGTTTATCCTCATCCGTCATTTGACTCTCAGGTATTTGGCCAGCCAATAGTTTTTGTTGTCGTAGTCTCTCAGCGATGATATCAGTACCGGGGGCAGTGACGTTCTTCAATACCACGTCATTTCCTATGGCCATGATACTTGGATCAAACTGTGACATCTCGGTAATCGCGGCAACAGCCTCTTCCATTTGGCTCTTATACATTGGCCCGGCACTACAGGTCACATCGTAGGTGCCTTGACTTAGATCGTTTAACACGACATCTGTCTTGGTTTCTTTATCAAAGACTCTTTCTCCGAGTGTTACCATCTCAAAAGTATTGTCTTCTTTCAGTAATCTTACCTGTCTACCAGGCGGGTAAACGATAGGGATAGCCGGGATTAATACTTGGAGGGTTTGGCAAATAGCAACCTCTTGTGAGGTGATGTATTTTATATTTGTGGTGTCGCCTTTAAACTGTAGTTGTTTAATCGCCACACCAGACTGTAATCCTGGGTTATTACCTTGACTGGCTGCAAACTGATTAGCCACCTCGCCTATTGAATTCTTAGCTTGTTCTGTCAGTATGGCTAGCCCTTGGTTTATTTGTCCTCCTGGGACGTATGTAGGCGGTGCCGGGGCATCAGGATCTGGATTGTACAACAACAGCGGTTCCATGTTGGTGTTTAATGTTGCATAGGAGTCCTCAAAGCCTGCTATCTGTTTTTCTGTGGCAACAATCTTACCAGTCGGGTTGAGTGCTGCTTCTTGTAGTTGTCTGGAGAATAGGAAATTAAGAACCCTTTGCGGATCTATTAGCTTTTCAACAGCCCCCCAGTAAACTATTTTATTCTTAAATACTGAATAATTGCCGAAAGTTGGAATCAAAGGAATTGACTGAAATACGGTTTCTTTAGCATCGCTCAACCAATCATTTGCATCAAACTGACGTGTCCAGACTGTGCGTTTCTTGCGTGTCCTGCGGTTTACCTCTCTAATGCCTAGCGTTTCAAGTTCGTCCTTGACCTTCTTATAACCTTCCTCCACATCGTAAGTCTTGCCGTTGTCCATTAAAACAAGCTCACGATCTGTTTCTTTAATAAAATAAAACACTCCGACCATTATTAATTCTGCCGTATTGAAGTGGTTATGAAAATCACTGTCATTTGTTACAGATACGCCAGATCCTTTTGGATACTTATCCTTATATTGCTCCTTAGTGAAGCCGTTTAGCTTCCAGGCTACCATCGAATCTGATCTGTCCTGCTCCTCGCTGTAACCAAACCATACCCGGTCAACCCAGTTATAAATGTTCTTAATGATAAGATCTTGATGAAACGTATCACCGTCAACAAACTCCTGTACAACCTCCCACCCGTCCATGCCTGAGATAACCATCTCCTTTCCCGAACTGTTATATATATTTGAGGCGTTGGATATATTTTGAATGTTCCTTAATATTCCTTCGTAAGTCTCAGCGATATCCTTTGTTGAATCTCCTCCTGCGGGTTGAACGGTTGCAACAAAGTCCATCTTTTCCATAACACCAGTAACAGCGTCAACAATAGGTGTGACCATATCAAGAGTGTAACGTGGCTTATCGTCAAAAGTATTCCCTGTGTGCTGTTCCCACTGACCACCACGCTCATTAACAAACTCTTTAGACTCTCTGACTTTGACTCGGTTGTAATGATCTACTTCTTGAGCAGTCATTAACTCCCTTAACACATAATCATGATCTCCCAGCTTGTCAGACTGTGGACGGTCAGCATCTTGTCGGGCTTCTTCTATATCAGGCATCTAGTTTCTGCCAGCCTTGTTTGGTAACTTTATATTTAGTTCCGTCACTCATGGTCTTAACCCCATCAGCAGCATTGTATTCAAACATGGCTTGACGCATACAAGCATGAACAGTTTTATTTAGTTCTAATTCATTCATTTCATTTAATTCTGATAATAAGGTGGCTTTCTCGTCTGTAGAATCTGGTTTGTCTTTGTAGAAATCGGTTATTAAGGCTTTAACTTCGTCTAAACTAGGCATGAGTCGACCATATTGTATATATATTAACCATTTTAAACCTTAAGTGGGGAATTCTTTGTTACCACTCGATACATTTGTTGACTCTATCCCTATTTATACCATGTTTTATCTGGCCAAGTGGGGAATTGTGTTGATTTGTGGCGTCGACCACCTCTTAAACATGACTCCATCCTGTAAAGTTTAGCTTTTTGGCTTTAATTGGGTTGTTAACAATACCTGGGAATAGCTCGGTAAAAGCCCAAACGAACCAATCAGCCCTATTTGGAGAGCGTTCTCCTATGTATCCTGTGGTGGTGAAGTTCATCAATTCATCTTCCAGGTCATCATACTTACCCAGTAGTTTAATCTTTCCAGTCTCATGTAAGGCGCTGATAGGCTCGGCTCTGACTACTTTCCCTCTGGATGCACTGACAGCTTTATAAGAGATATTAGGGTTAGCGGTCTTGACGACAAACTCCACCATTGCCCCGCCATAGTTAACCTCAGCGACTATCCTATCAGCCATGTGTCGTTCATAAGCACTCGCAGCAACCTTGCCCCATGTAGCAGGGCCAGCTTTAATCGTAAGATCTTCAAGGACATAGCCTATTCCATCTGTACCTAACCCGGCCACACCTATCCCTATTGCATCATTGTCTGCATTGTCGTCATCAGATGCCCCAGAAGGGTCAACAGCAACCACTACACGTACTAATGATACCTTGTCTGGTAATGCGGTGACTCTTGAATCCTCGATGATCTCAGGCGTCCATAAGGCGTTCTCTGTCTCATCCTGGAAGAGTCCGTGATAGAACCTGTCTCTCTTCCGTTTAGGCATGTTGGCTAGAGTCTGCATATAAGACTCTGGCAAGTTCTCTACGTTATCAACAGGATTCATCTGTAATGATACGTAGTTATCAGGGTTCTCTAGCGGTGTCTTACTTAGCGGCTCCACCTTCTCTATAAAGAGTTTATGGCTCCAATGTCCTTTGGGAGGCGGATTCATATCGCAAAACATCCGTAGCCGCATCTCTTTTACCTCACCACCTAGCTGATACATGCACTTCTGCGCTAGTCTGGTTAACACTAGTAAATAGCTGTTATACGATATCTGAGGGACTTCATTAAGGAGCAATATAAGGATAAGTATCCAAAAGGATCTGGCGTATCTGTAACAAATGACAGTGATTTTCATAACCACTTCAATACGGCAGAATTAATAATGGTCGGAGTGTTTTATTTTATTAAA